GAGCAGGACTAACTGGTTCGACAGCAACTGATGGCGATGACGAAGTAACCACGATTACCGCTGGTTCTGGAAATGTGAGTTGGGCATAATGGCACATTACGCTTTTTTGAATAACAACAACATCGTTACCGAGGTCATAGTCGGAATAGACGAAACAGAGCTAATTGAGGGTCTTGACCCTGAAACTTGGTACGGCAATTTTAGAGGTCAAACCTGTAAAAGAACAAGCTACAACGGCAACATAAGAAAAAATTACGCGGGTATCGGTTACACCTACGATGCTGGGCGTGACGCTTTTATTGAGCCTAAGCCTTTTGACTCTTGGCTACTTGACGAGGAAACTTGTCTATGGAACGCGCCTGTCCCTTGCCCAACTGACGGGTTTATTTACACTTGGAACGAAGCAGAACTAGATTGGGAGCTTCAGGACTTTTCTGAAGGCGCATAATGGCTGAGGAAACTACTTCAGTCCGCATTACGCAAGCTGACATTTACAAGAAGCAATTAGAACACGGGGAGATCTTAGTCAAGGTACTTCAGAAACTTGATCACCTAGACGATGTACCCGAACGAATTAGAGAAGTGGAACTGACGCTGGCGCGTTTAGCTTGGATCGAGCGCATAGCCTATACAGGGCTAACAGCTTCATTCATTTCAATTATTGGTTTAGTATTTAGCGCGATAGGAAAGTAATGGCAACTTGGATAAGAGCAGTAGAAGGTCGTATTACCGACAGCTTTGACGGACACCGTAACAGGAAAACAAACCCTTCCAGAAACCCCGGAACTGATTATGGCGTACCTACTGGAACACCAGTAAAGGCAATCGCAGACGGCAGAATTACTGGGATCGTTCCGACCTTCGCTGGATCGGGTGGGCGTATGATTTTCCAGAGCTTTGCGAATAACTACAACGCTGACTATCTCCACTTGTCGCGTATCGACGTAGTGGCTGGTCAAGAAGTCAAGCAAGGTCAAGTAATCGGACTTACGGGTGCTTCGGGTCTAGGTAAAGAAAACGGCTACGGACCACATCTTCACCTGTCCGTTCGTGTCGGCGGTAAGCCAACAATGGGCGCGGGAAACGTAGACTTTGAAAAGTTACTAGCTGGACAGGGTTCAACACCAACCCCTGTAAGTGTTACACCAGCCAAGCCAGTCGTAGTAGCGCAACCAGCCAAACCAGCAAAACCAGCATCGAGTATCTTGACTTATACGGTTGTTCGGGGAGATAACCTGACGAAAATCGCTAAACGATTTGGAACTAGCGTAGCCAATCTAGTCAAGCTCAACAAAATGACAAATCCAAACGCTATCAATGTCGGTCAAGTTCTGAAGCTGAAGTAATTATGTGGCTAGACTCCGTATTTCTACTAAAGGACGAGCAAGGCAATGGCTCTGGACCGTCTTGGAGCTTTCGGCGTAAGCTGATTTTTGGCTCATACCGAGTCGGTGTGGTGATGATTTTGTTCGGAATGCTGACCTTCTTCTGGGATCGTCAGGTAAGTGTTCAGCTAATAATTGGCGGTGTCGCGCTAATCTCGATTATCTTAACTGCGTATACGGCAAGTGCTACTCTAGAAGATGTCAAACTTTACAAACCAACAGATGAGGAACAGTAATGTTAGAACTTAAGCCAGCAGTTAGAAAATGGATTTACGGGATTATCGCAGCCACAGTACCTTTGCTCATTAGCCTTGGTTCTATAACCAGCGATCTAGGAACGCAGATCCTAAATGTTGCTGCTGCGGTGTTGTCCGTTGGCGGGTCAGCCTTAGCCATAAGCAACGTCCCAGACGAAGATTAGTCAGACAAAGACACCGGGAAAGCTCTAAGCTCCCTACGCTCACGAGCGTTAGTCCCACCCCAAATACCGTAGTCCTCTTGGGCTAAGACCGCGTAGCTCTTACACAGGGCTACTAGAGGGCAATCTAAACAAAGTTCTTTTGCTAGGGTTTCCGCTATCTTACGGACGCTGGGTTCAAAGTAATCTTCGGGGTAGAAAAAGTCTGGGCTTTCACGGCAAGGCAGAGTTTCGCCGAGATCTTCTAAATTAGCTTGCGCGTGCGAAAACTCGGTAAAAGCCTGTTGCCTCGTAATTTCCATAATTCTTACCAGTATGGCAGATAAGTATAAAAAACAAGACACCTAAAGCAAGTTGTACTTTTTAGAAAACTGAAAAAAATCTCAAAAACGTAAAAAACAGTAAAAAATCGCAAAAATAACAAAAGTGCGTAAATTTAGAGAAAAACCTTTTTCTGGTGAAACTACTCTCTGTTTTATTCGGTCGTAGCGACCCGCGCTCACAAAACTAGCTTTTTGAGGAGTTTTGGAAAAAAGCGCTCACAAAAAAATAGGAAAACAATTATTTTAGAAAAAAATCGCAAAACGCAAAAAACCGTAAAAAAAGGCAAAAATGTCAATAATCGAAAAAATAGAAAAAAAGGCAAAAATGTTAAAAACAGAAAAAAAAACCCAAAATGCTCAAAAAATGAAAAAAATCCAAAAAAATCAAAAACCCGAAAAAAACAAAAAAAATGCGGTTTTGTAAAAAAGGCGAAAAAAACGTGAAAATGTCAAAATCCTGAAAAAAACTCGGAAAAAGATTTTTGACTAAAAACGAAAAATGTCGGTGGTGTCGGCTAGGGTTCTAATGTGAGTTAAATAAAAAGCGGGTAACCCGAAAGCTACCCGCTTGTCAAAAGAAAGGACAAGGAACTCTTGACAAAGAAAACAATACCAGAAAAGGCAACACTCGGTAACGCAAAATACCTCGGATCTTGGGACAGTTCTGACCCTAAATGGCACGAAGCCAGATCTGGTCGTATTGGCGGTTCCGAAGTTGGCGCGATCGTAGGCGCTAGTAAGTATGAAAGCGCCTATTCACTATGGGCAAAGAAGCTCAAACTTATAGACTCGCAGGTTGAAGAAAACGAGTTTATGTATTGGGGTAAGGCGCTAGAGCCTGTCGTGATTGACCGCTTCGCTAAAGAACACCCAGAACTAACAGTCCTACGCGATGTTGGCACTTGGGTTAGTTTGACCAACGACAGCTATCTAGCCAACCCAGATGCGATCCTAGAGAACGCTAATGGGGAATACGGCGTATTAGAAATCAAGACAGCGCGCTATTCAGATGACTGGGTAAACGGAGTCCCGCAATACTATATGACGCAGGTTCAATGGTATCTATCGGTATTCGGTTTCTCTTATGCGTATGTCGCGGTTCTATTTAGCGGTAGCGAGTATCGCGAATACACAATAGAAGCTAATAAGTTCTGGCAAGAAGCTGACGAGGCTAAAGTCGCAGAGTTTCTAAACTGCGTAGCAAACGAAGAACGACCAGAATGGGACGGATCTGAAGCAACTGTTCAGGCGGTCAAGCAACAGCACCCAGAGATCGAAGCCGAAGCAGTAATTGAGTTAGGTGAGTTGGGTTTACATTACAGCTCGGCGCTCGATGAGCTAGACAAGGCTAAAGAAGCCAGCAACAAACTACAATCACAAGTCCTTTACGCTATGGGCAACGCGAAGACGGCAGTTATCTACGATACGCCAGCTTTCATTAGATCTTCACGTAAAGGCGGGACTCCGTACCTAACTAGAAAGCGTGGATCATGAAGAAAGAAGAAAAGGAAGTACGTGCTTTATTCAATGAGTTTTACGCCGAAGATCCGCAAGTCGGTGATTGGGTTATCCTCAAAAACACTTATACCGAAACTGTCGTTACTGGTGAGGTAGTGGGCATTAGGCGATACGCGCCAGCTCGTGGGTGGCAAGAAGAAGCAGAGTTCGAGTTTGTTATCTATCACGGACTCAAAATCAAAATCAGTTCTGTGCGTGGCTGGTTTGACACCGCTGATAACTGGGCAATTCTAAACATTATGAGCGATTTTGAACACAAGAAACTACAAAAAAGAGAAAGAGGAGAACAAGAATAATGGCACAATTCAACTTAGATGAATACGAAACAGTAGCTAGTCGCATAACTAAACTGTATGCGCTACACCCAAACGCGCGTATCGTCACGATTGACCAAACGCGGGAATCCGATCGTCAAGCCAACACTTGGCGAGTCAAGGCAGAAATCTATTTACCAATGAATGAGATATGGGCGGACGCGCCAGCGCAAGACGATCCCGAAAAGTGTTGGTATCTCAAATCGACTGGACTGGCTTTCGAGATTGACGGCGCGGGTATGGCTAACAAAACAAGTGCGCTAGAAAACTGTGAAACCTCGGCAATCGGTAGAGCGCTCGCAAATATGGGCTTGTCTGGTGATCAGCGCGCTAGTCGTGAAGAAATGACCAAAGTTCAAACTGGCGCTACCCCTGCTAGAGATTGGATAGCTGAAGCACAGACGATCCTAAGCGTAGACGCGTTGCGGGATCTATACAACCACGCTAGACGCGCTGGTGCTGGTCAGCATATCCTCAACCAAATAAGCGACTACGGAAAGACCCTAGAAGCCGAAGCAAAAAAGTAATAAGATTGAGGCTCGCGGGGTGGGCTAGATCCTGCCCCGCGCTAGGAAAAGAGAAGAATGACCGAGATAGTAACCCCAGACCAAGTAATACGCGCACTCACAGAACTACGCGCTGAGGCTGAAAAGGGTATCGAAGCGCAGTATCGCGCAGAAATAGAACTAAGCCAAAAGCAACTAGAAGCCGAACGCGCCGAAGCTGCTGCCTTTCTACGTATCAACGGGTTAGTCGCAGACCGCACCGCGCTCGCCAAGCTAGAGAGTTCCGATCTACGCGCCGAAGCCGAGATCGCCAAAGCAAAGTTCAACCGCGTAAAAACAAAACTACAACAGCTAAGTCAAAGCCAAAGCGCTATCCAAACCCAAGCGCGTATGGTCGAAATAACTTATGCGCAGGCAGGGCTGACACGATGACTCCGCAAGAGTTTCGCAAGTATCTTCAGCGCGATACCCATTGTCCGCATTGTGGGGTGGGCGCGCCTTACCTAGTCCCTCATCACCGAAAGAATCGGGGTATGGGCGGATCTAAATTACTAAACAACCCAAGCAACATTCTGTTAGTTTGCGCGGAAGTAAATAATGCTATGGAATCACACAGTTTGACCGCTGCGGACGCTAAGGTTTACGGGTGGAAACTAAGCTCTTGGGACGATCCGTTAGTAGTCCCGTATTATGACTCGATTACTGGTTTCGCGTTCCGACTGAAAGACGATTACACAAAAGAAGCAATCTAGAAAGGACAAGTAATGCCGATTATCCGAGGCGCTCACGACTTCGATGAAAGTTTTACGCGCGTCCCTAACCGCTGGCTACGCGATGAACGCCTCAGCCTGAAGGCTATCGGGCTATTGGCGCAACTTCATTCTCACGCCGTAGGTTGGCGATTAAGTATACAGTCTTTAGCGCAAGCCAATAACTGCGGTATAGATCTAATACGCGGTGCGATTGGTGAGCTAGAGAAGGCTGGTTATCTAAGGCGCGAGCAAGCGCGTGGTGAAAATAATACGTTTGCTGAAAGCATCTGGACTACTATCGACCCGTCGTTGGATTATCCGTCGACGGCTCACCCGCGCACGGAAAACCCAATACATAAGAAGAACAACTTAAAGAAGACCAAAGATAAGAAAGATATGCCCGATTCTTTTGAGCGATTTGATGAGTTCTGGCAAACCTACCCGCGCAAGGTGGGCAAGAATAGCGCTCTAAAGGCTTATACGACCGCTAGAAGCCGTTTCGGTGGCACTTTACAAGACTTTGAAGCTCTGGTGGTATCAGGCGCTCTACGGCTGGCACAAGACCCTAACTTGCCACCAAGCCAATACGTGCCATATCCGACTACTTGGCTAAATCGTGAAGGCTGGAACGACGATCCCTACCCAGAACGACAGCGGACACCAGAGGAGATCGCTGCCCAAGCCAAGGCGCTAAGGGATAGGCAACGTGAAAAGTCATTAGCAGAAACCCAAAGGCTATTAGCGCAAGCCGAGATAGTCAAAGCGCAACCGATCCCGTTGTGTCAGCACGGGGCAAAGATCGTTTCGTGTCGGACTTGCCTACGTAGCCAAGCAAATAGGGCTAAAGATGACTAGAATGAGGGTATGGAGTCTAAGCGGGTATGTTCGCGATGCGGTATTGACCGCGAGCTACCAACTAAGAAAACAAAAAATGAGGCTTGTCGCGGTTGTCGCGTCAAAGTCGAACACGTCATTCGCTACCCCAACGGCGAAACTTGTTTGGCTTGGCGCGGTGATTTTGACCGCGATGATAACCCAGTTCACAATGGCAAGATCTTTATGGACGGGAAAAGGGAATGCGGTCACAAGGACTGTATCAACCCAGAACACATCAAATAAGAAAGGGCAACACATTGGCTAAAGTCATCATCGAAAACGCAACAGTAGAAAACCTATTGGGGCAAAAGGGTTACACCGTAAGCGTGGCTTCTAAAGACGCAAGCGGTTCAGAAAAGAAGATCTACTACAAGATTTGGTCAAGCGAGCCACAGCTACAAGGTGCGAAGCTAGACAAGATTACTGGAGATCTAAGCGTCCGACTAGAGGAATACACCGACAAGAATGGGCAACCGAAATCAGTCGCAGCTATTCACGTGAATAACCCAGTATTCGAAAGCGCTAACGCGCCGTTCTAATGGATACCTTTGTGGTTCTTGGGCAACCAGTCCCACAAGGATCTATGAAACACGTAGGCGGTGGGCGGATCGTCAGTAAAAGTCCCAAACTCAAAGAGTGGCGCGAAAAGATAGCGCAAGTAGTTAGGGAACAAGCTGGCGAGCCAGCTCACCGCTCACCCGTTTCGGTGACAGCAGTCTTTGTTTTCAACAAACCCAAAACTGTTCAACGAGATAGACCAACAGTTCCACCAGACCTAGACAAGCTCCAGCGAGCGCTGGGGGACGCTATTAGCATCGACGCTAAATACCTTACTGATGACTCGCAGATCGTTGAGTGGCATTCCGAAAAGGTCTACGGCGCGCCAGCGGGAGTTATTTTCACAGTCAATTTCCTCTAAATCCGAGGCTTCCAGCTCCGTTATCAAATAGTTATACAAGATTAGGCTAAACAGGGCTAAACCATACCAAAAAG